CATGGGCCTTGTACACGCCCTTATCCACGGAAGCCTGGACAGTTGGGATGCCATTGGCCCCGCCCGCAGTCACGGGGGAATCCGTGGCCCCGCCGGTCATTCCGTAAGACACGGCCATGGCGGACACATAATCCACCCAGCCCCCGCCGGTCTCAATCACGATGTCTCTCGGATAGGTAAAGCTGGTCAGGGGCTTGCGGATCATGGGATCGCGTTTCTCCAGCTCACTGGCCAGGAATGCGCCGCCAGTGGCGATGCCCGCCGCGTCCATAGTGGGCACGCTGTTCATCGCGCCGGGGGCGGACTGCATAGTAAAGGTACCGGCGTTGGTGGTACCGACATTGGTAAAGCTCATTCGTTACTCCTCCTCTCAGGCATTCTGCTTGGTCAGGATGACCAGCTCGGCAATGCCGTTGGCGTCAGCGGGGCCGCCCCACTGGCAGTTGGTCAGCTGTACGGTATTAGCGCCGGTGGTGCTGTCGGCAGAGGCCACAAAGTCTCCAACAGCGGCGTTGGTCAGGTCGCCCTGCTCGCTCTCGGCCGCCAGGATATACACCGCTCCGCCCACAGCGGGGGTGCCGCCGGTGCACTTGACGTTGATGGAGCCGCGCTGGAACACGCTCACGGGCTCGCCCACGGCGTACTGTCCGGCCTGCTGGTCCAGATAGGTCAGGGCGCTCTTGATTTCGAAACCGGCGACACCGGCGAACTTTGCGGCGGTAAATCCAGCGCCGGCGGCCACAACGGCGGGCGCGGTACCGTACACCAGAGGGGTACCGTAAGGGATGGGGGTGGACCCACCGGCGGGGCGGGTCTCTACGATCATGTCAGGCTGACGGGCGTAGCAACCGGCAAAGCCGTGAGGCATGTCCTTCCCGATCAACTGAGGATTCAAAGCAGCCATATCAATTTTCCTCCTTTTTGGTGTGGGGGTTCCGGGCAGCGTAAGCGCTCTCAGAGTCGGCGCACATCTGCTCATAACTTGTTTTTTGCGTCTGGTTCGCTTTGGCCTGGGCACTGTCCATTGCCGCCTTGACAATGTCCGGCATCGCATCCTTGCCGGAGATAGCGGACAGCAGAGCATCGGTGACTTTGGCCCTGACAACCCTGTCCTCGATTCCGGCCACGGCGGGGCGCACCTTTTTCAACAGCTCCACGGCGGCGTCTCGGGCGGGGCCTGTTGCACAGTCGTTCTCCACTGGGATGGTGATTGCGCTTTCTCCCCCGCCGGACAGCCTTTTTACCATTTCATCAAGGTCAGTCTCATCGTGGAGCCGGTGTTCACCCTCCCCGCCTCTGGATTTAGCCATCAGCATCTCCAGGATGCGGTCCAGCTTTGAGCCGATGTCATCCCCCTTCGGAGCCTCGACGGTCTCCTCATCCTGGACCTTTTCCTCGGCGGCGGCCTTCTCCTCCACGGGGTTCGCGTCCTGCGCCTCTCCGGCGGGTTCCGCGTCCAGCGCGGTGGCGGTGGTCTCCACCATCTTGTCCAGCTCCTCAGGCTCAGCGTCTCTTGCCGCGCCTGCAAAAGCGGCCAGGAAGGTCTTCCAGTAGCTCATAATGGTTTTCCTGCCTTTCTCCGCCTCAGGGGCGGCGTCTTTTATTGCAACCGCAGCACCGGCCCGCCCTTTGGGGACCACTGCCACGTGATTGCCTCTGATTCGGGACTGCTTATACCCTGTCCCGTCGGGTACATAGTTGCAGAGATACCCGCAGGACACCTCCCGCTTGACGTTGTTCCTCACCTCGTTGGCAAGGTTCGCGTCGTTGATGTACAAGTCGGCCACAATATACTCCCCGTCCCGCCGCACGTTCTGTACGTGGCCTTTGGCATACGCGGCGTAGTTTTCCGGGCTTACGCTCTCCGGGGGGTGGCCGTCTGTGATGGGCTTCCCCTCAAAACTGGCCAGGGCTGCCCCCTCGAATACATCCTCCGGGTGTCTCTGTACGGTCACCAGCCGGTCCGGGTCCCCGTCCAGCATCAGCTCTCTGGCCAGGTAGTCCTGGGGGCCGGTGCGGGCAATGGGTACATCCTTGCAGATCAGAAACCCTTCTGGCGTGTCCACCAGGTGCGGGCTGATCTGGGAGCCGTAATATGCAATCGGCATCACTCCACCCCCGGTACCAACTGTTCCTGATCGGCGCTCTGTCCGGCCAGGGCCTCGGTGAGAAGGTCGGCGATAACGGCCTGGTGGTCGGTCTCGTCGGCCTGAATCTCCAACAGTTTGGGAATCGCGCTGTTGGGCGCTACCGCCATCACCGCCAGATATAGCCGCACCGTCTCCGTCTCCCCGGCCAGAGAGCGCTTGAGCAGGTCAATGTATTCCTGGTTGTAGTCCATGTCGTTCATCACCTCTTCCAGGCAAATAAAAAGAGCCAACAGGATTTCTCCTGTCAGCTCCATTCAGCTCTTCCCGCCCATCATTTAGGGCGTGGGTACAGTATTCATTTCAGGGCCTTTCGGCTCACCGTCTGAGCCTTGATGTTCCCCTCTTTGTCCTTCAGCAGTTCCACCCGCAGCCCTTTGTCCAGGGCGGCTTGAATCGCTTCAATCAGTTTTGGTGTCACGGTTCGCCTCCCTGTACAGCCTTTCCCAGTTCTTGTACTTCTTGTCCCCGGCCCGCTTGTGCTTCTCAAAGGTCTGATAAGTCCTGGGCACTTGGTTCCCCAGGGTCATCCGGTACCGCTCCCACTGGCGGTAATTTGCAAGCCAGCGCCGCCGGGCAGCCTCTTTGGCCCGATACGCCTTGATCCGCTTCTCCGTCCGTGGGTCCACAGAAAAGGGGTTTTTGCCCGGATTGGAGAAATCCTTCATTTTCTGGATTTCCTCCGGTGTTCTTCCCACCGGTGTCCATGGCAGAAGAACATGGAGGCAATTGGGGTGGATGTTCAGCCAGGTATTGGCCAA